CTGACCCCGCAGTATAGGTACATAACTCACCGAGTCTCATACCATAAGTCATACTGTTCATACCATCCCAAGGATAAGGTATTGATTCTATTACCTTTTCATTAGCAATAAGATCCCAAGTATTCTCACCAAGTATGATACCCTCTGGTGTGTAGGCTTGCGCAGAATAATATCGTTTAATAAAATCTTCTTTTTTGTTCTGAACTAAATAGTCGTTAGGATCTTTGAGTGTAAGATTTACAATGAATACTTTCTTTGGTGGGAATAGTTCAGCGACTCTTCTGCTTGCCTCACGACCAGGCTCGTCATTATCAAAACAAATATATATTTTTTCGTAGCTATTAATATACTCATATTGTTTCTTACAATCTGTAATGGCTCCAGCTGCACCCGTTCTAACACTAACAACTGTATAATTTTTAGGTGAAAACATTTCATAGACAGACATTGCATCAATCTCTCCCTCACATATTGTTACCACTTTATTATTTGCAGAACTAAATAAGTGTTGTCCAAACAGTAAAGCTTTGCCGGTCTTACCCTCTACTGTAAATGATTTATCAGCGACTCTTCTAACCTTGGTTGCGATATGGTTACCCTCACTATCGTAATAAGGGTAGTGATGTTTATATAGATTAGGTTTAGTATCGTTAGTAGTTGTCACACCAAAAAACTCACAAGTCTTTTGGCTTATCTTTCTTTCAGGTATAGACTTACTCATACCTAGTGGCATAATTTGTGGGGCCGAGCCTTGAATTTTTGTGTCATCTCCGAGCAGTTCCTCAAGTCGGGTCTTGTCCTTGGGAGGTTCAGTGTAGTTTCGGCACGAGAAACAGAAGCGAGAGCCGTCGGCATATAAAGCATTAGCATCCGATGACCCACACTTGTCACAAGATGTGTGCCTTACAAACTTTCTGTTATCATATGTTCCAAATTGTTCAGTCATGTCGTCTCCTTATAATTTTGCGGGTCTTGCCCTATAAATACATCCTCTAATTATTTTTGTCAAGGGGTTGCCAGATTTCGAAATCAATGATAGCCTATCCCCATATACAGAGGGGGACTATATATAGTCTAATAGTAGTCTAGTGTTAGTCTAATGCTAGTTCTAAAGATATCTCGTATAACTATATATATCTCTTATAACTAAAGATATCTATATATAACTAAAGATATCTATATATAACTAAAGATAACTAAAGATAACTATATATAGTGATCGCTTCCTTTATTTTTCCCCCTGAAGTTCTGTGTTCTCCCGTGACAATTACGGCATAGCACCATCGAGTTTGACAGACGATTGTGATGACAGTTCCCATCGATGTGATGGAACTCCATCGGTGCCTCTTCTGCAGTGACCCCACACTGGCGGCAATACCATTGGTTAGTGTCTTTAAGATAAGCTATGATCATTCTTTTTTTACCGATAGCTTTACCCATATGCTCATCTCGTTCTACCTTTTCATTGCGAATATGTCTGCGATGTTTTTGTTGGCATACATTATCACAATACTTATTCATTGTATTACTTCTTTTGGTGTGCTTCTTGTTACAGTAGGCACAATGGTAGTGACCATAGTCTTTTCGTTTTCGTTTAGGAAACTTAGTGTTATTAACTATGGCACTACAAGTCATCGAGCAATACTTGTTCTTTAAGGATGTGACCGGATTGCCACACCCTATTCGCTTACAGTTTTTCATTACTTATCTGGACTGAAGTCTACCTTGATGAGATTATCTGATTGCTCGGTATCGCAAGGCCGATCATCGGATTCAACCTCAGCTGGTTTAATTATTCTATCCTTAGCCGTTCGTTGCTTTGGATAGAGTAATTCCTTTAGTGCATAGTCAATCAAATATTCTATATGCGGTCGATGTTCCGATACACATTCTAATAACTCATCGACTATTGGTTTAAGTCTTTTCTTTAGATCGCTTACTCTTAGTTCTGAACCGCTCATTATTGTTTCTCCTTATCAGTTAGTGGGTTAAATATGTCTTCAAAGATTGCATCGACAACATCAAAGTAATCCTCTTGAGAAAATGTCTTAATCGGTAGTTGTTGTACCATCTCTTTGAAGTGTTTTATCTTAGCCAATGCATAGACCATCTCTACATCGGTAAGAATCTTGTCGTCGTGTATGTCTTCACCATTACCTTTTGCCATTTAGATACTCCTTTCTAGCATTATAAGTCTTAGATGTATCACATTTAACTGCTACTAAATCTATCGGCAGCTCATCAAACTTATCTCGTAGTTCGTTAACTGTTTGTTGACAGTTGTGGGATATCTTATTGTATTTTTTTTCAAATAGATGACCATCAACTTCAAACCACAGTGTAATAATAAAAGCTTGAAACATTATTGTCTCCTTTGTCTTATAAGATGAGCATCCCAACCGATACACATATATCCTGACTGTCGTAGCTCATCTCGGTTAATATTTAATCGTTTAAACTCTTGTTCAACGATCGGTTCTAGGTTGTTACAGTTCTCTCGTCCCATAACAAACCTCTCCTCCACACCACTTGGTGTAGAGAAAGTCAGGTATAAAGCAAAGAGTTCTTTAGTCATCAGTCTGTCTCCTTTTTATTTATATAAAGTTTTCGTAGGTATATTCCATATTGGCTATCGATGATAGCGAGTGTACGATCCCTCAACTCTTTGTCGTCCATTCTAGGTGGACTCATTATCATTCTAGGTTTAGTCATCTCTCATCTCCTCAATCATTGCATCGATTTCTACTGCGCAGAGACCACAAACCCAACCCTCGACATCATCATCATATCGAGGGTATCTATTAATGAAGCCGCCGCTTCCAAAGTGACAGGCTTTACCACACTCCACACATATTTGTGAATCAAATAAGTCTTTAGTCATCATCATCCTCCTTATCTAAATCAAATCTAATCCATATTGATGCACCAGCTTCATCACTAAAGTGTTGTACCTCTTCGTAATCAACGGGTGCATTTTCATCTAACCATTTAATAAATTCTTTTTCATTCATTTCTATCCTCCAATCTTTTTTCCATCTTATCTCCTAATGTTTTTTGTATGGCTGTTGTTAGTAAATGTTGGGCTGATAAAGTATCAGGTGCAACCTCGTGTACATAATCAACAACCACTTCAGCTAGAGCAATGCTTATATTTAAGGCATTGAACTTTTTCTTTTCAGCTTTGTTGATTACCTTACAAAGTTCATTTACTATCCAGTTAGCCTGATCTTCATCACCTTGGGTAATAAGATTAGCGGATTTCTTTGTTCGTATATCTATTACTTTATTCGTCGTCATAGTTATTACTCCTTATCTTTTTCTACACATTGTTGTTTATAATACACATCACCAAAGAATGTGAGACTTGGGTTCTGTGGGTCTGGTTTTTTCTTACCAACATATACCCAACGACAGTTCATAGTTTTGTTGTTGGCGGATCGTTGATGAAAGAAATCCATATTGTTTAAGGTGTATAAGTTCATCGTCAGTCCAATGATTAAAGATACTGGATCCATTATGTTATCCTCCTTAAAAATTTATTTAGCGGATCATTCTTATCCAGATACCTTGGTTTCTTAAACCTTTTAGTTTTATTTTTAACACCAGTAGACTTCGTCATCTTTCTCTCCTTCCTTCTCGTGTTGTTTTATTAAGTCTTTAATCTTATCAAGCAGTTCAACCTTGTTCTTTAATCGCATTTGAAGAAAGTGTATCTCCGCTTGTTTTTGGTTTAGTTGTTCTTCAACAGTCATATTATTCTCCTTTCATAACATAATTTTCACTATGACATCGAGGACAAAAGACGTGGTTCTCTCCAGTCTCGGTGTCAAAAATATATTTATCATTCTCTGCCCAGTCCGTCCCTACATAAGAACAGTCCAGACATTCTGATAGATCTTCCTTACGTCCTTCAATGATTACCCAACCATTCATACTGCCTCCTTTTTAAATTGGTTAAGCTTAGCAATAAACTTGTCGTAGTAGTCTTTGTCGTGACCATTGACTGCCCAATTGGACATATCAAATACATCACCTTTGTTCTTATCTAATGATGTGATCACAACGACAGACTTTGGATCAGAGTTGAATTGTAAACTCCAACTGACCCACTTGGTATTGTCATCTCTTGGTCTACCTAACATACGAAGTAAGTTCTCGTATGGTTCTGTTAGTTTACCCAAGAAACTAGAACCCACAGATATAATATACATATCGTTGTGAGTTACAACTTGTAGGTTATCCCATTTTCTAATCGGCATAGTATCCTCCTAACTTATTGCACACATTGTTAATAACATTACACCCCAAGCGAAGGCACAGTAATAGGCAAATAATTTAATCCATTCCATTCTCTGTACCCCACTCTCCGTGATCTAAGGCTTGTTCCTCAAGGTCTTGCCGGATCATTTCCTCGACCTCCTCTTCTGTCACTAAAGATAGAGTTCTGTCCTTAAGAACATTATGCATTATCTCATGCAAACATTCTCCATGACCTCCTTCAGAGATAGCTTTACCTATCTCGGCAAGTTCTTGTTCTCTAAACATTTCTTTTTGTTTTTGAGTCATAGTCGTCTCCTTGTGTTGGCTTGGGTTAAATCACCTAACTATGCCAACTTAATAGTTAGGCTAGTGGGATAGTGTAAGGAAAGGAAATACAAGAAATTTACACTACCCCACTAGACTAACTATCATAGTAATTAGTCTAGTGAAAGTCAATTAGTCTTTCAGTTGGTCGATGTTCGAGTTGATCTCAGAAACTGCGGATTGCACATCGTTTCCAATATCGCTGCGAACATTGTCTATCATACCATCAACGTCAGATACGATTTGAGTTTCAATATCAGATATTTGATCCTCTAAACATTGTAATGAAACATTTAGATCAGTAATTTTATCTAATATATCTTGCAATTTTTTGTCTATGTCTTTTAACTCCACTATAGCTCCTCCCATTGTGTAGTTGATAAAGCCTTAGAGACTTCAACCTCTCTAAGTTTGTTAGTTTTGTGAGCAGAATCACCATTACCTACATGAGTAGCCCATGAGGTCATAGCATTGTATACTGCCCATTTAGTATGCCCTAGCTTGGGTGTCTCCTTATAATACTCTGCAAGTAATAACTCAAGTTGAGTATTGTTAAAAGGCATTGATGTTTTGGATCGTGTAAAAGTCTTACACAATACAGTTTTAAAGAAAGACTCAACAACATGATCTTGTACTTTCTTATCACCATACATTTTAAACGTACCCTCTTGATCTTTAAAGTACTCGTAGCCGTTGAGCATCTTTTGTTGAACTCCCTCTATAGAAACATTAGAAGTATGCTTGAACCTAGAAGAAGTCGCCGTCATTGGTGTAGTACATCCATTCAAGCACCATAGTCTCAAGCCGTCAGCTATAGATTGAAATGCCCAAGATTGATCGTAGCTATTAAAGAAATTAATTCTAAAGGCTATGATGTCATCGACTTGCGGTTCAATGATCTGATTCTTAAACAAGAAAGAACCTCTCATCTTTGCACCATTATCGAATACAGAAACCTTGTAATCAATATTATCTGTATTAGTATTAAACTTTTTACAAAGTCTTTCAATGCCTTGTTCGATCGTATCACATACATGCTTATGTGTAATAGGCTTATATTTGTTGCCATGAATACCTAGTACATCTCCAGTATCAGTTCGAACCAAAGCTCTCGCCATGTCTGTAGGTACTTGATATAGTGATGGTAGCCCATTATCTTGAGTCTGACCTATAGCATTTAGTCTTACCATTTCAATAGGGAAATCGTAGTGTGGGTTATTTGTTTTATCTAACATAAAATATGCTCCTTTTGTTTATATGCACTTGCTTTGCTTCATGCACTGGGTTAAATGTTATTGTGTTTACAAAGCTATTATACTTGTATGGGTTATAAGTAGCTCTCCAAACAGTTCCTCTAGGTATCCATACAGATACCCAAAAGCCAACGACATGAGCATGAACATTCTTTTGTTGTTCTCTCAATACTCGTTGCCTCCCTTTAGCAGACACTTTAAATTTAGCATCTTTTAAAGAAATGCTTTCTACATGATCAATGACTCTCCCATATCTCTCTTTCTCAAGAGATATGACAGATAAACATTTCTTATGTAAATTGTAATGAACCTTAACTCTCATTAGTTTGTCTCCTTTAGTTGTTAAGCTGAATTACAAAGTTTTTAGTATCAGATTTAGCATCACCTTTAGCTATCAACCCTATGACATAACCTCCGTCTTTTGGATTACCTTTTGGGTCTAGGTGTCGTAAATCTGTCTCGTCTCCAGTAATTACTGGATAACCCTCATACCATTTTGGGATATAAGGATTAAACACAACGGCTACATTACCTCCTTTCGATAGAATGTCTAAGCATTCAGGCTCGTTGTCCTCACTCCTAGAGAATGTTAAGTGGTAGTTCTTAGGTAGCTTACCTTGTAAATACTTTAACATTCTCAAAGGGTTTTTGGTGTAGTCGTGAAACTGAACATCTGGGTGTTCATCCATTAGACCTGATCTCCAGAACTCCTCTCTATCGGTATAGACATTAGGCCTAAAAGCATAGAACAAACCTTTTCTTTTTGCATATGCTTTCCTTGTTGATATCTCAACAGATAACCTCTCCATAAACTCAACTTTTTCTTGGGCAAAGTATACTGATTTTCTAATTCTAGATATCGCAACATTAGAGAATCGTCCTCTACCTTGTTTGAATATACAGAGGGCATTACATCTAGGTGATTTATTAGCACACATCTCAATACCACCATAGCGAACACTAACATCAGATTGTGCACCACACCATCCCTCATCTAACCAACCTCTCTTTAAACCTTTGAGAAGTTTAGGATTACCTTTAGAGATTAACTCTTTAGGTTTTTTGTATGTGAAATTTAACATCGTCATTGTCTCCTTAATCTTTTGTTTTAATACACAGAATGTAAACAAATACTTGAGCTACATAAACCACAGTTAGTAAAAATGATAGAATTAAACAAGCCACAAACTGTCCATTTGAAACATTCAATGGGTTAGTTATAACTACATACCAACATAACAAGTTGATAATCGTTAATAGAATATGATATTTTTTTGTCATCATCGCTCCTTGTTAAAGTTTTTGCATGTGATCTATAAATAAATCTCTAGCTATTTGAGAACATCTGTCGGCAAAATAATCTTGATTCTTTATTACAAAATCATCCCACTCTTCATCAGATAGTTCATGATTATCATCTAGATGTTCTTTATCTAAGTATTGATATAATTTAAGCATTAGTTATCTCCTTGTTATATAGTTTATGTAAAGGTTGTTCTATAAGTAGAAACCTACCGACATTGGTTGGGTGAGATTGTAAAGAGTATGTAAATCTATCTTCTACTCTCCAACGATCAGTACCTATAAAGACTTCGCCACAGAGATCAGAAAACCAATACTCATCGTCTTCATCTCTAGGTAATACAACTGCCATTGTATAGTTCTTAAACATATCCAGTTGCATATATTTTTTAGTGTAAGACTCATCATCATCACAGTCTGTGTAGTACAGATTAAAGTTATCATTTAATAGTTCCATGTTATCTCCTTTCCCTAAGTGTTAATGTAAACTATTGATATATAAGAGAAAGTGCTTGTAAAAATTTTTCACTCTCTCCTATTTTTATAATGACACACTTTTCGAAAATCACAAAACAAAAAATTGCTAACTTAAGGAAGCTCCCTAAAGTATTGAGTTTATTAATAAATTTAAGAATAATGTTAGTCTTAAGCTTAAGTTAAGTTAAGTTTTACTTAGGGTAAGGTAAGTGTAACTTAGAATAATTCTAACTAAGTTAAGGCTTAGCTGAAGCGACTCTTCTGCGTATGATACTATACATAAACTTAAGCTTAAACTTTAGGTCTTGACTTAGTTTTTAACTAGCTACTTGTAGGATCTCCCCCGATCGGCTGAAAGCCCCTGTGGCTGCGGGTTTCAGAGGATTGACTATTCAATCATTTTTGGTACAATATATAATAGAAATGGTTTCCATTTCATAACCCATAATATTGAAAGGAAATACTGTTATGGATTTAATTACTGAAATAAAAGACAATACTGGTAAGCTTAAAGGCCAAATATTGGTTTGTAAGTTTAACCCAAATAAGGACGAGGATTTTAACCCGCCTTGCCCTAAATCAGTTTTTACTGTTTACTTCAACAAGTTTGAGGATAAAAAAGGAAAAACTGTTATTTCCAATGTTACTTATAACCTTTTGAGTGATACTCAAAAAAGGTTCGGCATTGCATCAGTTGGTAAGCTTTGGAATAAAATTGGCCACCTGGTAACTTGTCCTTGGATCGAGAAAACAATTAAGCTTTCAGATGCATTACAGGCTAAGGTTACCGCCAAGGATCTTGAAAGAGAATTTGCCGTTGCGGATAAGCCTAAGAAGACTACTAAAAAGAAATCTTCCCAAGGCCTTGACCTTAAAGATTTGGACGATCAACAATTAAATCAATTGTTGGTAGCTCTTCAGGAAAGGATGGTATCTAATGGCTAGTTTAAAAGACATGATTGATCCTAAGCTTAAGGATCTGATCTACCAACAACAACAATTACTTTGGAAACAAACTGAGTTTTGGGACGATCCTAAACTTAAGCTTAACCAAAAATAACTTGACAGACCCCGTAGACTCTAACGAGTTTGCGGGGTTTTTTTTTGCCCTAAAATTTTAGAGACCTAACGTCGCTCCGCTCGTAGGTCTCTATTTATATATTGGTGAGCCTGCGGCTCTCTTTAGTTTAAGAGGGGGGGGTTCTATCTAGGAGAGGGCCAGGAAAAAAGTGCCGTGTGTGTTATATATATATATTATATCTACCATAGACAAAATGAGCAGATTTTCAAATATGGCCCCTTACTTGTAAATCTAGG